GATCTTTTTTTGCCGGCGTCTGCGCCGTCCCGCCAGAAAACACCGTGCCGCCGGCCGTGTTGGTCTTGGTGCGCCCCGAAGCGCCGCCCGCCGTCAACGAGCGCGCATTCATCATGAGGCCGTAGATACCTACGGTTTGACCGGCCGCCACCTGCTTGCCGGCCATCTGCGTTGTCTCGGCGGTGGTCACGGTAAACCCGAACTCAAGATCATAAAAATAGGGCATGTCATCCCACCGCTGCTTTAAGTTTGGCCACGCGAGCGTCATGCTCGGATTTTGCCGCTGCCAAGGCATTCTCGCGATTGGTAACGATAGCTTCACGATCCAAAGTCCTGCCCTCACGCTGCCCAACCGCACGCTCACGTTCGGCCATCTGCGCCACCGTATCAGTCACATGCTGCGCATGCTCGGTTCCACGTGCAGTCAAGAAATCCTCACGCCGTTTTATTTCCCGCTCCCACTCCTGCAACCGCTTATGTGTTGCTGCGTGCTGCTCCATTGCGGCTTTCGTCTCAGCCAACTGCAGCACAGTCTGGTCCAGCGCCTTCTTGCTCTCGGCATGCGCTGCAATCGCGGCCTGTTCGCTGTCTTTCGCGACAGTGGCCGCTACGTGCAGCTCGTCCAGCCGCTGCTTTGCCTGCACCGGGTCAGAAAGAAGAACAAGCAACGCTTGAAGCCCGTTCATGTCCTGCGCGGAGACCTGCGGAAGGATGGGTTGCATAGGACCGAACATCAACAACAGCTCCTAAGTGTTCAATATCACAGACAAACTGTCACCAGCGTTCACCGCAAAATATTCAGTCTGATTGGCTGCAAACCGCATGTTGGAAGTAGTAGCCACAGGTGCAGCGCCAAATGCAACTGAGCAGATGGAATCCGTATGCAACCGAACGAACCGCGTCGCCGCATTGAAAGCACTTGATAAAACTGCTGCCCCAGCATTGGCAAGCTTCTGCTCAACGAGCGGCGGCACCTTGGCCACAGCCTGCCCCGTGTTCGGGTCCATGCCGAATGTCGAAAATTCAGCTACATAAAGGAAAGCCATCTACATTCGCCCTCGCAGCTGCGGCGGCGCGCCGGATGCAGCTGTCAGCTGGTCCCTATTTACCATGCCCGGCGGGCCTTGGCCACCCCTGGGCGGGCGGCTCTGCGCCCCCGGACGCGGTCCTCCACCGCCGCCACCAGGCGGCCCCCCGCCCATCTGAGCTACCTGCTGTGCCAGCATGGCCTGCTGCTTGAGCTGCATCTGGAACTGGTGGCGCGCCATGTGCGCGCGGATATTGCCGAGCGGATCGCCGGTCTGCTGCATCGCCTTGGCGTGTTCCTGAAGGTGCTGCAGATCCTCGTCCATCGGATGAATCGCCAGATTCAGGTTGAACTTGACCATCCACTCGTTCTCGGTGTCCGGCGGGATCGTCATCTGCGCCTTCTCGTCCTCGAATATCAGAGGCGCCAGACGGGGACCGAACACGTTCTCCACCATCTGAGTGATCATCGGGATGAGGTTCAGCCGGTGCCCCGGGTACTTGTCAGGCGGGATCGAACCCAATACATTGGCAAATGATATCTGCTGCTGCATCTGCATGGCACTGCGCGCCTGCTCAACACCGAACCAGCGATAGGAGAGTTTCTTGTCCATCTGAATCGGATCGACCCAGTCCATCTTGGCCCGCAATCCCTTTTCACCGTATTGCCGGATCATCAGTTTCTCGCTGCGGTACTGGTGATCCAGCTCAACCATGAAGTTGACGACAGGTGTCAAAATCCCTTCCTCAATCAATGTTACCGCATCAGCTGTTGTCAGAATATCGACTTGTTGTTCACGAGCTATGTCAGCTTGCGAAGGTTTTGCCTTCTGACTTGCCGATTGAGTTATCGCAGCGGGTGAAACGGATAAGGACTGCATTATTTGCGCTTTGCAAGACGCAACAATCTCAAACCCTGCCTTCCACAAATCAGGAAATTTTGCAAAGACTGTTGACTGGGGATCACACTCCCATACTGCCGCCAGAGACAGAACCATTGAACCAATACGCGGGTTTCTTTCGGGATCTGTCATAACGATCGGCATCATCGAAAACATGGACGAATCCGCCGCCTCGTTGATCGCGTCGTTGGCGTAAATCTGAATCTGCTCGCAAGGCACCAGCTTGGACTTGCCCTTGAAAACCCCCTGTATCTTTTCAGCCGAGCAAGAAAACAGGTTCATCTTGTCGGACCAGTTGGGATTGCGCCTGGCCGACAGAACGATCTTCTCGCTGCCGTAGTAAATCTTGCACAGCCGACGCTCGTTGCCGATCGTCAAATTGGTCCAGGTCTCATAGACCAGCGCATGCTTCATCCCGCCCTGCGTGAGCTTGATCCCTGCCGCGTCGACCACCACCTTCTGCTTGTTGATGGCAACCGCCGCCTTCTCCCCGGCCATTTCCTCAAGCAGCGTATCGCCCGCATCATCAAGAATTTCCTCGTTCTCGATCATCTGCTTGATCTTGGACTTAGACCACCGCCGCAAGATCGTAACCGACCCACCAGCATCGAGCGCATCCGACATCGTGTCAGCAGTGTGCGGAAGCACCAGGATATCCGAATCCGCAATTACCTCGACGTGCGGACGACCCTCAGTTATGGTCTCATGCTGTACGTCGTCCGGCACCTGCCCTGCCTGATCAACCAATTCAGGGCGCGGCTTCTTGAAAGTGACGTGCCGCTTGCGCTCCCGCCAGCTGACATAGACGTTGTACTGCCCCTCGACATCGCCATTGCGAAGCAGCGCCGGCACCACCACGGTGCGCATCTTGGTCTTCTTGATGTAGTGCTCGACCAGGCTCATCTCGCCGTGAGGCATCTCGCCGTCCATCGTGGTCACTTCGATGTAGCGGCCGTTCTGCGGGAAAATCTGGTTGGAAAACCGAGTAACACGGGCCTGAATGGCGTCATGCACGATCGGCACGAAAATCTTTGAATTGCCGGCATAATACTGCCGCATGCCAAGCTTGCAGTTATACAAATCCCAAAAGTCCATCTGCTCGTTGGAACGGTCATATTGGTTCTCGAACCCAGTCTCGATCTCCCTGTACATCTCCAGCAGGGACTCCATGACCTCGGGCTTGTCGGACAGTTCCTCCTTGCGGTCCTCGTCATCGACCGCCGGATTAGTATCCTGCGGTTCGGCCTCAGTGCGCGGATTGAGCTTCTTGGACTTAGCCACGGTGCGCCTCGAAAATACGTTCGTCCGCTGGCTTGTCTGCACTTAAATAAGCATCGTCGTGCATGGCAAAATTGTTATCACCGTCATTGGCCAGAAATGCAGCATGCGGGCACTGTATAGTGCGGTAGACATCCTCGAACCACTTGCTGCATACGTCACATTTTACGATCATCGCCGCACCAGCGTCCTTGCCTCGCTGACCACCCCGAAGTCACGGTGCCACTCGTCCTTGGACGGCTGCGGCGGGGGCGCCGTCGCCAGAATAGTGGTGTACTCCCGCCCGTCCAAACCTGTCGCCCGGCGCGGCGCCTGCTCGTCCTGGCCGGCCACGTGCATCACTGCCACGAACGCCTCGACAGCCTCCATCAGAACCCGGTAGGGCCCGTCGTCCGGCTCGCGAGACAGCTCCCCTCTTTTTCCGACACTATAAGCATATCCCCCAGCCAGGCCGTTAAGCACCCATCGGGCCGCCTGTGCAACGACAAACAGCGGCTGGTCCCGCCGCCGTCGCGTGAGCAGGTCACGGAGCTGCTCTCGCCCGCGGACAATGTCGCCGCCAGTGCGTGGCTCAACCTGAATGGCCCTGGCGGCGACCCGGAGGCCGACAGTGTCACCAGAACCAGCAGGGCAGACAACAAAACGAACAGGAGTGCTGCCACTACCAGCCTCAAGACGAGACTGTCCTGCAATGTCAGCCAATACCTCTCCGGGTGGACCTTCTCTAACCCAGTCAGCATGAACACGAATCTGTCCATCGATCACCTGCATGAGTGCAGCAGCAGTGTATTGTGCCGTCGCATTGACGGCAAGCCACCACGCCTGACCGGGCAGGCGGGGAAGCGTGTCGGAGACGTGGTCCTTGGAGATGTCGTAAACCGGCAGGCCCGGCTTCAGGAGAAGCGCGTAGGCGAGCGCATTGGGGAAGTCTTTGCGGCCGGTGGGAAAGGACATGAGCTGGCCACGCGCCTCCGCGCTGACATCAACAAACTCAACTTGTCCTGATTTGAAGAACGGTTGTAAGCCTCTGATAAAACTGTCCTTACCACGTGGGGGGATAAGCCGACGCAGTGGCAGTAGCTGTCGCCGCTGCAACGATCGATGCCGTAGCGGCTGCATGATGAATTCCTCAAGACCTGTAGCCTCCACGCCTATCTCGGTTGGACTCCACGAATCGTCCACGGCGAAGATGTCGTCTATTATCTGGTCGGGCAGCCACAGCCGGGCATCGCCCCGCCAGACTACAAGCTTCGCCCCGATCCATGAAAATACCGCAACGCCCGTCATCGCGGAGGTAGAGTTTACAGTCCGGGCTGGGTCGTACGCTGCGTAAACACTCTGCCATGTCCTCACGTGTCCCCTGGTCTTGACGTCGCCATCCTTGAAAATGCGGCTCTCCGGGTCGTCGGCCTCGCACATATACTCGCAATTGAAAGCGTGCAGAAGACCAAGCCTCTCGTACTCCTGGCGTTTCTGCGCGATGTCCTCCAGTGAAAATTTCTCAGGCCACAAGGCCCGCCATTTGCCTGCTGGCAGGTCGTAGCGTTCAACGCCTGCCTCGTCCTGCACCATGACGGGATAGCGCCGGGCAAGCCATGCAGGATCTTTGGACACCCGCACGATCACGGCATCGCGGTCGAGCCGGTTACCCATGAACCGGATGCGGTAGGCGACCTGCCCGGCCTCGCCTTTGGCACAGGCAGGCAGAAGCGTGCGAAAGAGCCAATAGATCATCTTCTCGCGCTGCTCGGGCGTGCGGACGCTGTCCTCATCCTCAAGGTCGTCGATCAGGACGAAGTCCGGCCGGGCATCGTGGTGGCGCATGCCGCGGACCGCGGCGCCGGCACCGACAGCCTGGATGCAAACGTCGTTGACGAGCACGAGCTTGCTGCCGGTCCAGGTGTCGCCCTCCATCCTGCCGAACAGCTGATTGAGCGGCTCGTTGACGGCAAACTCGTTCCTGATGGCGATCAGCCGCTCCACTGCGCGGGTGTGGCTCGCGCCGATTATCAAACCGTGCCTGAACTCCGCAAACAAGGCGCCGAGCACGATGGCTTCCTCGGCGACCGTGGATTTGGCTGCGTCGCGGAACCCCTCGATCACCACCTGCGGATGCGCAGAGTGGTAGACATCCTGAATCTCGTGGTGAAACGCCGGTGTCCTGATCTTATGCCGGTTCTTGAAAATCACTTCATGCGCGAGCCGGCGGTTATGGTAGAACTCGGTGAGCAGGTGTTCGCGGTGAATGTCGGATTCAGCTGGGGTCATCGTACTACTTTCAAGCCTGGCGGATGCGGCAGAACCACATAAAGACCAGGCTTGTTGTAATTCCACCAGAACTGCCAGCTGCCGTCAGGCGCAGGATACGTCACAGCGTAAAGGCATGGCCTTGCACTGTTTTTATACCACAAATCCGGCATCATCAGTACTGATCCTTGATGTTGGAGTGCCAGTACTTCCCCGGCGAGCCCGCCGCCACAAGCCCGTCGAATAGCTCTTGGGGCACGTTGTGGTGAATGTAAGTCCCGCCGTTGACGAAGGTCATTGACAGGTCTTTGTTCTCATCGTCATAGGTGGCGGACGAGAACGCAGTCGAGCTAAGCTGTTCGGTTTTTATGGTCATGGAGTTACCTCATGCCTCGTAGCTGGCAGATCGAAGAGCAGACAGTGGAAGACCCTGCCACCAAGCTGCGGCTGGAATTCTCGTCGGTGTGGACGGACGAGGTGAACGCGGGTAATGAACC